ACGAGATTCATGAGCGTCTCGTGGGCTCGGAGATGTGTATAAGAGACAGAATTATAATAATATAAATGTAAAAAACATTTCCTTTGTTGAAAGTATAAGAATAAGTAAAGGTTACTATGAATCCCTCCCTTCTGTTAATTGGTTTAAAATTGGTAATGCAAATACTAATTCAGAAGAAGCACGTGAATGTAAGACTTATATGCTTAAACGTGGATTTACTCCTTTGCTATTAAAACAATCTGGTGCTAAACCTAGCTTAAATCCAAAATATCCAATTTGTATTCCACTGTTAGAAAACCAAAAGTTTATGGGTTACATACTTAGAACTTTCAACAAGGAAATAGAACAACAGAGGAAGTACATGTACAATAAAGGATTTAAAAGGGAACGTACTTTGGCTGGTACTTACACCAAAGGAAAACCTTTACTCCTTGTTGAAGGGTACCTTGATGCACTTAAAGCAAAACAATTTGGGATAAAGAACGTATGTGCAATACTAGGTTGGAAATTAAGTCCAACACAATTCAAAAAAATAAAACAATACCAAATTCCTCTGTTGATATGTGGTTTAGATTCAGATTCAGCTGGCAATAAGGGTTACAATTATTTAAAGTTTGTTTGCAAGGGTACTGACATTAAAGTTAAACGTTTGTACTATCCAAAAGGAATAAAGGACTTTGGTGATCTAAAAAAAGGAAGCAAGGAACTAGAACAAATAAAACGCCAATTGGAAAACATAGGAGGTAATTAAAGTGGAAGGTTTAGGTCTGTTAGTTTTGATGTCCATTATATTTGCTTTGTTTGAATGTTTGAATAGGTGTTCAAAATATGCAAAGCTAAGTGATTGGGTAAGTTTACTAATACTTAAAGCAGGCGAGTACATTTTCTTTGTTACTGCGTTGGTTATCGCTTTTTTGTTGGTAAAAAATTTTTAAATTACCTATTTACAAATCGTTTGACTTGTGATATAATATAAACATACCCAAAAGGAGGATATGATGGATGCATTAAGCTTAGCAATTTTCATATGTGATGCATCGTTTGAATATAATAACTTCAATCGCCATATAAACCAAACAAACCATTTGAAAGAAATGGGCCTAACCCCAGAAGAATACTATAAACAATCTGAACAATTAACCTTAGCCTCTGGTCCAAATATTTTAAAGTTTAAAAGAAAAGATGGAATGGATGTAAAGTTTAATTTCAAAACAAGGAATTTTGTGGTTTATAATCCAAAAACTGATAGAGTAAAAACTTTTTATAAAATCAGGTATTCACAGGTAAAGAATGATCTGGTTGAAGAAGGATACAATGTTCCTGAAAAACTTGAACGTTTAGTACAAATTCAATTAGCAAGAGGTAAGTAAAATGGTTATTCTAGATGATACTGAAAAGCTTGAATTGCTTATTGCAGAAGGAATTGAACCGGTCCCATGTCCTTGTTGCAAATACCCAATTGGTGGGAAAGATGCAATATGTGAAATGTGTGGATGGCAAAATGTTCCTTTGGATGAAATTGCAATGGAAGAATTAAATAGGTACAGAAAGGAGTATTTGAAAAATGTACCAGTATAAAAAAGAATTAAGCCCAAGTGATGTGATCCATTATCGTGTATTTGATTCAGAAACAAACATAACAATCTGCTTCTGTTATAGGGAAGAATTTGCAAAGGAAATTAAAAACTTATTAAACTTAAATAGGTGTTGAAATGTATGAATATACAATAGCAATGCCAAAAGGAACAAACGGAGCTTTTTACATCGTTAAAAAACAAGGATCAGATGAAACGATCTGCCTCTGTTACTCAAGTAAATATGCCAGTACAATAGTAAATGCATTAAATGTAATTGAAGGAGTGTTAAATTATGGGAACAAATTTGATCAAAAAGATGAAGGAAAGAATTGCTAAGTCTGGGGCTTCTAAAAAGGAGATCCTTTATTTTGGCAAAGATTCAGTAAAGCGGATTCGATTCCTTCAGGAGCTGGACCAAGGCTATAACTTCCAGTTCCATTCAAATTGGGATCCTTCCATTTATGAACTCTGCCAGGATCCTGAGGACCATGAAGATTGTAAATGCTGCAAGGATGGTATTGCAATTCAGGATGAGTTTGTCTGGTCTGTTTGGAGCTACGATGATCAGGCAGTTCGTCTGTTGAAATTCAAAGCATCTGGTGTTTCTCCCATTCCTTCTTTTATTGAGATGTTTGAGGAGTTTGGTACAATTACTGATCGTGATTATAAGGTGAAAAAGGTCGGCCAGGGAATGGGTGGTTCTTTTGTTGTAACACCACTTGATAAGGAACGATTCAAGATAGGTAAGGCTAAACCCTACACTGAAAAGCAGATCCTTGAAATTTTCAAAGAAGCATTTAAGCATGTTGATAAAGATGAAGATCTGGATGATGAAGTTGAGGAAGAGGAAGAGGATGAAAAGCCTTCCAAGAAGCATAAGAAAGCTTCCAAGAAGAGGGGGGAGAAATCCCTAAAGGACAAATACCTTGATCTTGACTTTGAAATGATCAAAAGAATTGCAAAAGATATTGGTGTTTCCAAGAAAGAGATCCGTAATTGGGATGAAGATGTTGAAGAAGGTGTTGAATACATTTTCGATGAGTATGAGGAAAGTGATTTGGAAGATATTCTGAATGATTTGGAAGATAATGAAGATATTGATGATGATTAAGTAAGGAGGAAGTAAAAATGAAAATTGATGGTATCAAATATACGAAAGAAGAAGTCCGTGACATGATTGATCAGCGAAATGATAGAATCAAAGAGTTGATGAGAAAGTTAGATGAGGTAAAACAAAACGGTACTAATGATCTTGATTGCCTTGTTGAAATGTTCAATATGCAATATAAGTTACAAAAATTGATCACAGGCATTGATAAGCCTGTAGATAGTGTAAAGGATTTCCATTATTCGATGACAGCACTTGTTACTGAGATCGGTGAGGTGCTTTCTGCGGATAAGAGATGGAAAACCCACAGAAATGATAAATATGATTTTGAAAATAAGATTGAAGAGTTTGCTGATTGCTTTGCATTTTTGATCAATGCTATGATCTATTCAGGTATTGGCCCAATCCAAATCTATGATGCCTTTGTTAAAAAGAACGCTATTAACATTGCTAGACTGGAGAAGCCTTAAATGAAAGAACTTTATTTAATGTTAGGCAGAAGTTTAGATAAAAATGTAAAAGAGGAAATAAGGAATAAGGTCATAGGTATATCTACTGCTTGTAAAGTATATATGCTAAATCCATATAAGAATAATGTTTTAAAGCAATTGTTGTTTGGTATTGATAATATTGAGTATATTGATTTTGATATACGTTCAGTACAAGATTGGCCAACACAAGAGGCTTTAAACAAGGAATTCATTAAACAGCATGGAATAAAAAACTTCATGATTATAGGTACAGACCTTAATCAAAGTTCAAGAATTGATAACTTTAAACTTTATACTGATTTCCTTTCCAAGTATATGGAAGATAGGGATTATGGTATAAACTATGTAACAACTAGGTTCCTTTTGACCAAATTTCTTGTTGTTAAAGATATGGTTGAATGTGGAGTGAATGTGTTACATTTTGTTATTGATCCACAAGAGGTTGATTTTAATCAGGTCCTATATAATGGTTCAGTTACAAATTGCTATAAGCTTGTAAGAAACGGATATACATTTTTGCCAAGTTATGAATTTGCTTTAACGTATGTAAATTGTAAATTCAAGCCAAGGGAAAACAATTTACTATTCTACTGCACAGCAAAAACACCTGATAGAAAATATGTAATAAATATTGCACAAAAGTTGAAGAGATTGCCTAATTCAGATATCAAGGTGATCTACAAGGGAAGTGTTGATGGTAAGGGTGTTGAACAGAATGAGTATTATGGATTGTTGAGAAAGTATAAATTCACTTTAATAATTCCAAGTTATGATCAAACAACATTCAGTATCGTAAGGTTCCTTGAGGCAATTGCAAATGGATGTATTCCATTGGTGTTGGGTAATTGTAACTTGGATGAATTGCAAATGATCTATCCTTCAATTTACTCTGTTGTAAATGATGAACTTATTGTAAAAAGTATAGATGATATTAAAGATAAGATCAATAAGTATGATAAAGGTTTTTGGAGTAGGATTATGAAATGTGTCTTAGGTGATGAACATTTGAATGAAGTAATCAACGTAAGATACATGAGAAAAATGTATGATAAAATTTTAAAATAAGTATTTACAAATGCTAAGTTTTGTGATACAATATAATTATAAAAGGAGGATGCAAAAAAATGATATTGGTAATTGAAGGTCCCAAAAGATGTGGGAAGACAACATTTTGTAAAAAAGTAAAAAGTTTATTCAGTTCTCCAGTGTTTTGGATCAATGAACGTACAACTTTGAATTTCAATACAATTGATCAAAGATCAGCTTCTATGGGTTCAATTATTTCTATGATGAATATGGCATTTGAGATTGAAAAAGAATATGAAGATAGAGATGATGAACCTGTTATTATGTTTGATAGATTTCATATTTCTGAAATTGTATATGGTAAGCAATTGAGAAAGTATGATGTATCTTATATGTATGCAATTGATGAATTGCTTGCAAATAAAGGTGTAAAAGGAATCCTTATGACATCTGATACAATCAAGTCAAGATATGATGGACAAGCTTATGAGGTTGATTTTGAAGTTGAGTGTAGTAGATCTAAGATTCCATTTGTAAAGTTTAATTTGGATAATACACAAGGGATTGTGCTCACAAGGGATATTATTCGAGGTGTATTAGGATGAGAATGAATGATTTTATAAAAGGAAAAGATGTACTATTTATTCCAATCTATTCAATGAGAGATTATGCAACAGGTGTGTATAAGCTTGATAGTGATGGGAATATGGCTCGAATTGTATCCAAGTTAATCGAATGTGATTACAATTCTGCAACTGTTTATATTCCAGTTTGTAATTCTGGATTGGCAAAGATCATAAATCAGTTGAATCGTGCTGGTAAGTATGACAAAGTAAGATTCAAGGTAACTGATGGTTATGGTAAAAATGCAAAAGAAACACGTGATTTTCCTGATGGATTATTGAAGAAAGTAATCTGGGAAAGTGATAATTGTGTAGAATATGATGTAATAATTGCAGAACCTAATTATTTAATTGATAAATTGGTAGATTATACAGATGAAGTAATATATTGGAATGTTGCTTCTGATACAACTTTTGGTGCACCATGGTTCGTAAAAGAATATTCCGAATTGGACAAAAAACTTGCAAAGGATTTCAAAACAGCTTGTGCAAATAAAGCTCAAGTGGATAAACTTGGTGGACAATCTTTTGTTGAAAAGTTTTATGATCCAAGTTATTTTGATTATAAGATCATATTCTTCCCGTTTAGAATCTCTGATGTAAGTTATAAAGCTAGAACATTTTATGAAGCTATTCGTGATATTTATTTTGAAGAAGGTATTACAAATTTCAAGGTATATTATACCGACCCAAATAGCTCAAATGATATATTTAGAGAAAGTGATATTTTTGTAAAAGTTCCTTCTAATCATGATATTTATATTGGAATACTTAAGGGTAAGCCTATTATTCCGTATCTTGAAGATCATGATATGATTGAACATATTTCAATAAATGAGTTTAAGTATTACAATTGCAATGTAATAATGAGAGCCCCAAGAAATGGTATTTATCCATCCAATTTTGAATTCATGAATAGTTATGATGAGCTTAAAACAGCTCTAATCAAAAAGTTAGGTGAGAAAAATGATTGAATATAAGGTTGGAACAAACTTTGATTTTGATTTGTTGGATATTATAACTAGGTTGAATTCAGCAAATACAAGATGCAAAGTTACTGAACTTTATGGAAGTGTAAGTGATGATTCAAATTATGCAGCAAGACCAAAGTTCAGGTTGTCTAATATTGATGATGGATATCTAAAAGATTATATCAAATGTGCATCACAAAATGGAATTAAGTTCAACTATACATTAAATTCAATTTTTCCATTTGGTTCAAAACGTGAGTTATATGAACATAGGAAGGAATTGTTAAGTTTAGTTGAAAAGTTAATTGATTTCGGTGTTGCTAGAATAACGATTGCTTCTCCAATAATGTTACACATTTTATATCCTTTCAGAAAAGATGTTTCATTTGAAATTTCAACTATTGCTCATATTGATACAATAACTCAAATTAAATATTACAATGATGTATATGGTGTGGATAAAATTTGTTCTAATCTGTTGAAAAATAGAGATTTTATTTTCTTAGAGAAGGCAGCAGATTATTGTAAAAAGAATAATATAATCCTTGAACTTATGGCAAATGAATTTTGTGGAGTTGGTGGTGGTGGATATGCAACTCATTGCATTTATCGTGATAGTTGTTATATTTGCCATTCACTAAATGAAACAAAAGAAGATGTAGATTTGTTTAATGGATACCCAATGAATTATTGTACAAATTCAAGAAATATTGATCCTTCTAGTTGGTTGAAAATGAATTTTATCAGACCAGAGGATATCAAGTATTATGAAAACATTGGTATAAACCATTTTAAATTAACTGGTAGGACTGGTTCAACTAAATATATGACAGGTGTAATATCTGCATATCTAAATGAAACATATCATGGTAATCTTCTTGGATTGTGGAAGCCCCTTGAAAGTATCAAGGATGAATCAAAGGAATTTGATTATATGGCTGATATTGACAATGACAAGTTGAATGGTTTTATCATCCATTTTATTGGAACTGGTGGATGTGCAAATAATGTATGTGGTGAAACATGTACTTATTGCAATGATTTTTACGAAAAGATAATGGAGAAGTAAATATGTTTGATGCACATAGGCATGATGAATTCAGTTTTTTTGATGGATCTGGTAAGGCAACTGAACTTGCTAAGATTGCTGTTGAGAATGGTCTAACTGCTTTAGGTTTGACTAATCATGGTAACACTTCTGGATTAGTTCAACATTATGATGCATGTAAGGCAGTAGGTATTAAACCTATTTTAGGTGTAGAAGCTTATTTCTTACCTAAGTATAAGGAACAAAAACGTGGATACCATTTATGCCTATTTGCAAAGAATCTGGAAGGATACAGAAACATTAACATTCTTCAATCATTAGGTGATAAGCAGAAATACTATAATCCAATTATCACATTTGATATGTTGGAAAAGTATCATAAAGGTGTAATTTGTTCGACTGCTTGTGTGGCTGGATTTCTTGCTCAATGTATTATAAATGATAGATTGGATGCAGCTAAAAAGTTCATCAAGAAAATGTTAAATATTTTCAAGGATGACTTTTATATTGAAATCCAGCCATACAAGGTTAGTCAAGAAGGACTTCAGGAAAAAGTAAATCTTGGTTGTATTAAGCTTGCAAATGAGTTTGGAGTAAAATGTATTTTTACTTCTGATTCACACAGAGGTAGAAAGAAAGATCTTGAAGCTTATATCGGAATGCATGCATTGAAGAATAATTCAAAGGATTATCTTGAACATGTTCGTCAAACGTATGCAGAAAGATATATGCCAAAGAATGGTGAGTTTGAAGAACGGTTCACTAAGATGCACAAAAAGGACCTTGGTGAATCTAAATGTAGAGCTTTTATAAATAGAGTTTTACAAAATATGGATGAGTTTGAGGAAAGTATTGATGGGAATATAATTGATGAACTTGCCTCAATTAACTCATTACCTAAGTTTGATGAATCAAAAAACTCATTTGATTTGTTGAAAAAGTTTGTAATAAAAGGTTTAAAGAAAAAAGGTTTGTGGAATAAAAAGTATGTTGAACGTGCCAAGAAAGAACTTAAGGTTATTAAGAGTAATAATTTTGAAGATTATTTCTTGATTGTCCGTGATTATGTTCTATATGCTAAAAGAAAAGGGATATTTGTTGGTCCTGGTCGAGGTTCTGGTTGTAATTGTTTGGTTAATTATGCTATTGGTATAACTGATGTTGATCCAATTCTATTTGATCTCGATTATAAGAGATTCATTAGAGAAGATAAAAAGACATTACCTGATATTGATGTTGATTTTGAAACAAGTAGAAGAGCAGAGGTAATTGATTATATTGTAAGTAAGTATGAAGGTAAATGTGTTCAGATAGCAAGTTATGGAATGTATAAGGTAGACAATCTTGTAAATGACATAATTAAGCTATATGAGGATGTTGAAAAAGAAGATATTGCTAAGATCAAAAAATTGATCAATGAAAGTAAAGATTCTGAAAAACAGGTAGATTTTGATACACTATTTAGTAATAAGAAGACTGCATATTTTAATGTAAAATATCATGGTATCATGGATCTATTCTGGTTTATGTATAATAAAGTAAAATACATGGGAACACATGCAGCTGGAGTTGCAGTTTCAAATAGAGATATTTATTATTACACAGCCGTTAGATATGACAAGAATTCAGGAAAGGCATTTTCAAGTTATAATCTTGTTGACCTTGAGAGATGTGGTATCATTAAATATGATATGCTTGGTCTTTCTACTCTAGGTTCATTACAAGGATGTTATGATTTGACAGGTGTATATCCTGACATAAATAAGATCATAAAAGACAAGAAGATATTAAAGGAATTTGCAAATGGTAATACAAATGCAATATTCCAATATGAAACTAATTCTTCTCAGGATATTTTAAGAAAGATTCATGCAAACTCATTTAATGATGTGGTTGCTGCATCTGCAATGAATAGACCTGGTCCATTAAGTTTGGATATTCCAAGTCAATATGCAAATGCAAAAGAAACATGGAATGATATGGAAGAAAAACCGATTTATGCAAAATATATAAATGATACTTATGGGTGTATTCTATATCAGGAGCAGGTTAATTCAATTGCAGTTGAATTTGGTGGATTAAACTGGAACCAAGCAGATAAGTTGAGGAAAATGGATGATCCTGCATCTCTTAAGTCAAGGTTACTACTTGAACAATATCATGATGAGTTTGTTAATATATTTGTAAAAGGTATGAAAAGGTTCGGCGTAAAGAGAAGTGAATCTTCTGAATTGTTTGAAAAATTTCTTAATTACACATTTAATAAAGGACATTCGGTAGGATATGCATTGATATCATTTATGGAGATGTTCTACAAGGTTTATTATCCATTAGAGTTTTGGTCAGTAAAGTTGAATTACTGTTCTGATGAAAATTCAAATAAGTTTAAGCATTTAGCTTCAACTAATGGAATAATTTTCCTTACACCACATGTAAATGGTACAGCTAAAAATTCAATTGCTTATGTTGATAATGAAGGATGTATTCTTGAAGGATTAAATTCTTTAAAAGGTGTAGGTGTAAAGGCTTCACAAGCAATTGAAGAGGAAGCAAAGAAAAATGGGGCATATAAGGATAGAGATGATTTTGATGATAGACTTCCAAGAAGGGTTGTAACATCAAAAGTAAGACAAGTTCTAGTTGATGCTGGTGCATTATGCTTTGATAAAAAGAGATATTTCAGTAATGTTGAAAAATATAATAGATATTTATTCTAAGTAGGTGTTTATAATGGATCTTGAACAGATTCAAAAATTATGTAGAGAAGTTGAGAAAAAGTCAGGTAAAGGTTCAATATTCATGATAGGTAAGGAATCAAATATGCAGATTCCTAGATGGAGTACATGTATCGAAGCTCTTGATGGATTGATCGGTGGAGGCATGCCACAAGGGCGTATAATTGAAATATTTGGTCCTGAATCTTCTGGTAAGACATCTCTTGTTTATTGGTTAATGTCACTTCATAAATTGGGATTATATATTCCTATTGAAGGTACATATGATGAAGATAGAGCATTACAAATAGGTGTAAGAAAAAAGCAAATGATTGTTCATCGTGCTAATTATGGTGAAGAGGCGATGAATGATATAATTAAATTTGCAAAGGCAGGTATTCCAATTATTGCTTTGGATAGTGTTCCCGCTTGTCAACCAAAAGAGGATATTGATAAGATTGAAAAGGATGCACAAAATGAAGCAAGAATTGGAGGTGTGGCAAGATTATTTTCCAAAACACTTCCTTCAATTGTAAGGACATGTGAGGAAACAGGAACTACTTTGATTCTTGTTAATCAAGTACGTGCAAAAATGGATGCAATGTTATTTGGTGAAAAGGATGATACTCCGGGTGGAAGAGCTATTAAGTTTTATAGTTCAATAAGAATCAAGGTAGCACGTAGGTCTTGGATTGAGATTCCGAATAAAAATCCTGCTGTATCATCCCAATCTGAAAAGGTTGGAATTATAATGAAGGCAAAGGTTGTTAAATCAAAGGTAAGTAATCCATTTGGTGAAGCTGAATTACCATTCTTTTTTGATAGAGGATTTGTCAGTTTTGATGATGTAAATCCAATTAGAAAAGAATTGATGAAAAAGCGGAAAGAAGAGTTTGGAACATGAGTTTAAAGGATGCTATGAAGGCAAAGGAAAATGGCCAGGAAGCAACAGAACAAATGATTCTTAAAAATAAATTGGAACGTTTGTTTTATGTAGATCGTGAAAAAGAATTTAGATATGGATTGCATGCGTCTGCTGTTCTTGGTTGTCTAAAAGATAGCTTTTGTTATAGGGAGCAAGTATTGAGCCTATTCTTTCAAATGAATCAAGGTGAACAGCTTCCGGTTAAACAATTAAAGATATTTGCCCAAGGTAATGCAATGCATGAGAAATGGTATTCTTTATTTAGAAAAGCTGGAATCGATGTTGCAATTGAACGTACATTATTTATTCCAGAATTTGATTTAAGTTTTACTATTGATGCATTGATTGATTTTAATAAGCCGTATGCTGATCGTAAATCTAATGAACTTATATGTGATGTAAAATCACAAAGTACATTTGCATTTAGGAAAACAACTAGGCATCCATCAGGTGAAGATCAGGTAAACTTTTATCTTTGGGCATTAACTCATTATGAAAAGAATAGGTCAGGTAAAAAGTATAGAAAAGGTTTTGTTCTTGTTGATAGTAAAGATGATCAAGAAATAAGACCAATTCCAGTACATTATGATAAAGAACGTGTAAGACCAGTTATTGATTGTTTGAAGGAAATTCAAGTTATGAAAAAGGAATTCATTGATGATGGTGAATTACCTAATCGTATTTGTAAGAAATGTGATTGTAAAAGGGCATCAACTTGTAGTATGAGAGATGCATGTTGGAATATAGGAATGGGTAGGAAAAAGATTCCTAAAAAATTGATTGAAGAGAGAATTAAAAATGCCTAGACCACATAAAAGAATGAATCATACTTATACAAGTGAGACATTTAGAAGTGTACCTTGTATAATTGGTATAGATCAATCTTATAAAAGAACAGGAATATCAATTGCAGTAAATGGTAAATTAAAAAAGATCACATCAGTGGATTTTCAAAAGGTTAAATATAAACCAGAGAAAAGAAGGTTATTGAGAGAGAAATTGTCAAAGGCAATTGAAGTATGTATGTCACATTTTAGTACTGATGAAATAGTTGTAATATATGAAAGAATTAGGACCATAACTCAAACTGATCTGTTGAATCCTACATATATTAAAGCAACTGGTGCTTTATGTGCAGTTATTACTGATACTGCTTTTGACTATGGAATTGAATGTTGGTCAGTTGATACAAGAGCTTGGAAATCTGGTGTATTAGGTACATCTAAACCTTGTGCAATTGAATATCCAGGGGTGACTGATCCAAAGAAAATATTAGATGTTAAATTTATTGTTGATCTAGGATTCGGTGATGATATTATAAGATATAAAAGGATCAAAAAAGGAAGTAACAGAAAGTCAAAAGATTTTTCTTATGATGATGATGCCGCTGATAGTGCTTGTATTGCTTTATATGGTTTTGTAAAAGAACCTAAATTAAAAAAAGAAATGTAAAAGGAAGTGCTAAAAATGAAAGAAATAACAAAAAAGATGGTAGAGCAAGAGTTAATTGAAATTGGTGTTAAACCTTCTTTTACTGGTTTTGCACAATTAAGAGATGTGATAATTGAATGCTATAATAATGAAGATTATATTTATAAGTTCATTAAAGGTCCATTGACAATTATTGCTGAAAGATATGGCAAAAGACCAAATGTAATTGAGAGAAATATTCGTGGAGCAATTGAAAAGACATTTGAGAATTGTGATCCAGATAGAATCTATAATTACTTTGGCAATACGGTTGATTTCAATAAAGCTAAATTAGCCAATCGTGACTTTGTTGCATTAGTTGTATTGAAATTGAGATGGAAGTATGATGAGACGTAAAGGTAAATTTTATAGTAAAAATGAAAAGGAAGTAATGAAAGGTTTAGGACTAACTCCTGCACCTGCATCTGGTGCTGGTTGGATAGTCAAAGAAGACGGTGAAAATGAACTATCGATGGTTCAATTAAAATCAACAGACTCAACAAGATATACACTGGACATGCTTGATATGAAAAAGCTTGAGTATCATGCCCAGGTATCAAATAAGATTCCAATCTTCTTAGTTCAGTTCCTACAGGAAGATAGAATGTATGCAATAGTTCCTGTTGATAGTATATTGGATTTATCGAAGGCTCTGGAGGCAGGGCATGTTCAGGAAAGGATATCCATTAAGCCAGAGAAACTGGTTAGCTCCAGAGCCTTGATCCGGTCAAGTAAAACATCAAGAGATAAATTCTTTGAAGAAAAGGAGAAACAATATGGCAAAAGATGATAATCTAATCAAAGCAATTGGTATTTATAATGGACATACAATTAAGAGGAACTTTGATGTTGAGTTGAAGGTTAGATTCAATACTGAACAGCTTCCTAATGCACTTCAGTTTGTTGCTGTAATTGGTAAACAGGTTATTCTAAAGGCTAAGATTGAGAAGAATGTACAGCATTTAGGTACTTTTAATCTTAATAGCCTTAAAATTGACAGGAATGGTATGGCATTTATAAGCTTTATGTCAAATAGTGATTATGTTTCACTTGAAGGTATTGAAAAGCTTTTGGTGGATGAAGTTGAGATCCTTTTTGTGGGCAAGATTACTCAAGTGAATAATTCATCCGATTAAATTATATTGTTAAAAAATAAATTAGCAAAAAATTTTTCAAAAAAGTATTTACAAGTCAATGAACTTGTGTTATAATATAACCATAATAAAGGAGGAGGAAAATACCTCCCAAGATAAAAGAAAGGAATAAAAGAAAATGAAAAAGAATTTTGAAATCGTATATCTGTTGAAGAATCAGTCCGAACTTTTTTTCAACCCACAAGTTTTTCAGACAAATGATATCAGGGAATATGAAAGAGCTATTGATACAGCTCATAAAAATGGATATAAGGTATTAAAGGCTGGCAGAATTTAATCGAAACGGGGATCATTCCCCGTCTACCGGAGATGACCTACCGGTACTGATGAGATAGGTTAGTCATAAATAAGAAATAATAAAATGAAAGGAAGAACAAAAAAAATGGCTAAGAATTATACCGCTTATGAGGCAATCAAGATTCTGAAGGAGAACACTGATATTGATCAGGTTCGCAACATTACTGGTCGTTTCCCCAGCTTTGCACTTCTGGCTATTCAGTTGAATGATGCGGCTATTGAGATGTTCAGCTTCATGCCTGATTGGATGACTGCCCGGAAGATTGATTCTTTCATTAAGCACTCCAAGGATGATTCTGATGTTGAGAATGATTCTGAGGATGAGGCTGAGGAGAAGCCTAAGAAGAAGGACAAGTCTGATAAGCAGGATGCCCCTAAGAAGCGTGGTCGTAAGCCTAAGGCTAAGAACGATGACGACGATGATGAAGATGAAGACGAGGATGAGAAGCCTGCTCCTAAGAAGTCCAAGAAGAAGTCCAAGCCTGATCCTGAGGATGATGAGGATGAGGATGAGGATGAGGATGAGGATGATGAGGAGGAAGCTCCTAAGAAGTCCAAGAAGGGTAAGGGCAAGCCCAAGAAGAATGATGACGACGATGATGATGACGACTTCGATTTCGATTGATTAAACAAATGAATGGGTAACAATATAGAGGGTGCCAATAACATGCTTTTGGTTAAACGTAAAAGGCGAAACAAAGGCCCAATAGTTACCAATTATATGAGGGATTTAAAATGAAGCCATATCAGATAAAAAATCTAGATTGTTCTGTTAAAAAGAATAGAGTTCTTTTAATGAAACAATTTATGAAAGAATTTAAATTTGATGATATTCCAACTAAAGGTGAAATTGGTAAGATATCAAAGAAATTAGAAAAGAAATATGGAATGATTTTGGTAATTGCAAAAGCAAAGGAAAAGCTTTTAATTAGTATTAGAACTGATGTTCATTCATATAGCTGCATGGAATGTGATTCAGTTATTGAGGCTTATTTGAAACATTGTTTGTTTGTCAAATATATGGTCAAATATAAGAAAAGATGTGATACATTTGTTAATTGAGCTATATACTGATGGAGCTTGTTCTGGAAATCCTGGACCTGGTGGGTATGCATATTGCTTAAAAGCAAAAGGTAATTCATTACAATGTTCAGGTGCAAAAGAAAAGACAACTAATAATAGAATGGAACTTTTATCTGTTGTTAAAGGTATAAATCAAGCATTACAAATATGGCCTTATGACGGTAAAAGGGAAATAAAAGTATATTCAGATAGTGCTTATGTTGTAAATACAGTTCAACAATGTTGGTATAAAACATGGAAACAATGTAATTGGAAAACAAAACAAGGTAAAGAAGTAAAGAATAAGGATTTATGGGAAAGATTAGTAAATCTTTTAGAATCAATTGAAAAGAGAAAAGACAAAGCATCCATTGAATTTATTAAAATAAAAGGGCATAGTGGTAATAAATACAATGAGATGGTTGATGAACTTGCAAAACAAGCCATCAAAAACTTGAATGCCCAGAAAGGTACCAAGTAAGGTGGCTAGATATGAATGGATCTGTAAAAGTAAATCATTATGATTTTACTGGCATATCTTATGAAAAGGCATATCTTAATGGATGTAAGAAATTAGCAAAAGTAATGCTAAATCCACATCTTACTATAAATGTTGAAAAATTAGATCTTGAACAGACAAATAATGTTCCTGTTGTAAGATTTACTATATATACAAATATAGATATGGGTGCAATTCAAAGGGAATATTGCAAAATATGTAAAGAGTTTCATTGTTCATTTTACATCAATGAAGAATATAATTGTGCAAGATGTAATTTAAAGGCATATTTAAAAAGATTAAAGCATGCATCCAATATCTCAAAGGGGTTTGAAAAAAGGAAGATAGAAGAACGTTGAAGGGACTAAATATATGTGATAAAAATCTCTCAGTATAATGAATATACAGATGAAGAATATTTGAATATGTCAAAGAAAAAGGCAACAGAAGGTTTATCAGAAAAACATCAAAGATGGTGTGAAGAGTATGTAAGATGTCATAATGTAAGAATAGCAAATATAAAGGCTGATTTGAAATCTGGCCATTTAATTAGAAAAAGACCTGAAGCACAAAGGTATATCCAATGGCTTAAGGCACATATTCTACAAAGTGTATTCATTGATGCTGCTGATATATTGGAACACCATATAAGGATAGCATTTGCTGATATTTCTGATTTTGTTGAAATAAGACCTAATTCTATTAGGTTAAAACCTGAGGACCAAATTGATGGTCAGCTTATTAAAAGTATAAGATCAGGCAGAGATGGTGTATCAATTGAACTATATGACAAGTTAAAGTCTTTAGACTTCCTTGCTAAATATTGTGATGATATGCCTAAGGATTGGAAACAAAAGATAGAGGAAAAACGACTTGAACTTCAAGAACAAGAATTCGAGCTTAAGAAGAAAACACTTGATTTCTCTGGTGATGAAGTTCCTGATGATGGTTTAATTCAAGCAATTAAGGATGCTGCCAAAGTAGTTTGGGAAGAATAATCGAAAGGAAGAAAACAAAATGGGAAAGATTTACGAGCGTATCACTAGAATTTGTGCGGATTGCAATAAGCCGTTTAGCATTCCCCCTGCAGAGCAGAAGTACTTTGATGAGAAGGAAATGGAATATCCTAAGAGATGTTCTGAATGCAGAGAGAAGCGTAAGAAGATGGTCAAGTTTACATGCATTGATTGTGGAAAGGATTTTTATCTTTCTGAGACCAATGTAGAATTTTTCAAGAAGAACGGTTTATTTATTCCTAAGAGATGTCCTGATTGTATCAATGACAAGAAGGAATTCCAGAAGGCACGTGAGGCAAAGAAGGCCAAGGAAACTGATGTAAATACAGTATCTGATTCTGTTGATGATTTTGAGTCCTTTTAATTAAAACAATATGGGGAATATGCATTAAGGGGTAGTTAAATAATTAAGTGGGGACATTGTCCGTCCTCCGCTTGAAGCAAATTATTTAATGAGCATATCTTAAAACAGCCCAACCCATAATATGGTATCATAGCTCAATAGGTTAGAGCCATCGACTTATAATCGGTAGATTCTGGTTCAAGTCCAGATGATACCACCACTTAGGAGGTAATTATAATGGAACATGATTATTTGGTTATGATAAATAATGGTCTTGAATCTTGTATGACAATAAATGTATATACTGATTCTGAAATAAGTGCAATAATTTCTGCATTAAGATCAATTGAGCATAAGGTACCTAGACCACATGTATATAATGTTGAGGTGCTGACATGAAAACGGTAAAGAATTTATCTGAATCATTAAATGGTTTTACTATAATCATGTGTGATGATAATTGGGATCCAATCAAGGTTGCAGGTATATTAGATCAAAATACTCTGTTGGAAAATACAGCTATAATTGATATCAATAAAGGAATAATAAAAGTAAAAGAATGGGATGATAATGTTGGATATTAAAGGTAATGAAGGTTTAAAGAAATGGTTAAACGATGCCTATCTTGATGAACCTCAAACAATGTATGGTTTAGCATTAAAATTATCATTAACCCAAAAACAAATTGAAGTTTTAATTGCTTACTATATTGATGAATTAAGTACAATAGATATCCAAGCAGAATATGATACAAATACAGGTAATGTTTCAAACCTTCTTGCAAGAGGTAGGAACAATATCAATTCAATAATTGCTAGAGTAGGTCTTGATAAACTCCAAAGATATTATGGAGAAATTGATCTAACTAGAAAATATATAAGAAGTAAAATGTAATAATAGATTAAAGGTAAAGTGTAGTCCAATATAGGCTATGCTTTTACCTGTTATAAAGGAGGGAATCAAATTGCTGATAATATTATTTATGTTATTCTATTTCATGCTTGGTGCTTTATTCATGTTATTGTTTGATGAATATGTATGGGAGAATGAGTTATACCAGTCCATATTACAAAGGACAAATATTTATGTAACAGCTTTGATTTCCATAATAATTTTCCCCATTATTTTTGTTAATATAATATGGCATAATATATAAGGTATGGTGTAATATATGTCATTTCAATATAAGCAGTTTTCTAAAAAGCAATTACAGCTTTTGACATGGTGGCAAGAAGGATCTCCACATAAAGATAAAAATGGTATAATAGCAGAAGGTGCAGTGAGATCAGGTAAAACCCTCCTTATGTCCCTATCATTTGTTTTATGGGCTATGAGTAAGGGTAATAATATAACATATGCTATATGTGGTAAAACAATAGGTAGCCTTGAAAGAAACTTAATCAGACAGTTGGTAGAATTGCTAAAATTAAGAAAGTTTAAGGTTTTAAGGAAGGATAATTCGATAACCGTAGTCAAAAATGGGGTAAAAAATGTCTTCTACCTTTTCGGTGGCAGGGACGAAAGAAGTCAAGATTTAATTCAAGGTATAACATTAGGTGGAGTTCTATTAGATGAAGTGGCTTTGATGCCTAGAAGTTTTGTAGAACAGGCATTAGCTAGATGTAGTGTAAGTGGATCTAAGTATTGGTTTAATTGTAACCCTGAAGGTCCAACACATTGGTTTTATTTGGAACATGTCCTTAAATCAGAGGAAAAGGATTATGTAAGGATACATTTTGATTTAACCGATAATCCTAGTTTGGATGAAAGAACAATACAAAGATATTATTCCATGTTTAAAGGTGTATTTTATAGAAGGTTTATTCTAGGTGAATGGACAGCTGCTGATGGTGTAATATATGATTGTTTTAGGGAGGAAGTAAATACCTATTCTAATTCAAATGATATACCATGGCAGGTAAGAGAAGGATACAATCTACCAATCTATTCATGTGATTATGGTATATTCAATAAACAGGTTTATTTAAGAGGAAACTATTTTGAGAATGTACTATATATAACAGGTGAATGGAGTTATGATGGTAGAGAGAAAATGTACCAATTAACTGATGTTGAATATGTAGAAGCATTTAAGAAGTTTAATAATGGTCAAAGGTTTAAAGGTTTAGTAATAGATCCTAGTGCAAGCAGTTTGATTATTGCTATGAATAGGGCTAATGTTATTACATATAAGGCAAATAATGAAGTATTACCGGGTATAAGGGCTGTATATAATCTAATGGCACAAGGTAGAATAAAGATCAGTAAATCCTGTATCGGTCTGTTGAAAGAATTAGGTATGTATGTTTGGGATAGTAAGAGGGCAGATAAGATGGGTGAGGATAAACCATTGAAGGTAAATGACCATTTCTGTGATGCCTTAAGGTATATGGTTACTTTTATTGTTCCTGATTTTAAGAATTATGTAGAAGCACCAGGACGTGATAATTAAATGGGATATACTAGGAAGTTTTTGGATAAGATAATTAACAATTACACAAAGGAGCCTTATATAGGTAAAGATTCCATTTATTGGGCTGTTGAGATATTTGATAAGGATGGAATAAAGATAGGTAATTGTGTAATGAGAAAATATCCTGATATGTATAACCAAACACCAAGAATAGCAAATTATTCAGATTTCTTATCATGGTGTGGTTGGGGTATAAATCCTGAATTAAGGGAAAGCATAATAAACAATGCTAAACCTTATTATATAACAAGAGGCAGAGCAAAGCTCCATAGAATAATCAAATACACTGTTGTAAGGGGATATAATAAAAAAGGAAGGCTTATGTTGCATGTTGGTTATTCATGCAATATGGAAACTAATGAAAAAGAACACTATGCCTTTTATATTCCTGTTGATGATTTAAGAATATATCCCTATGATCCTGATTATTGTTTTTGAATGAAGGTGAGTGAATGTCTAAGAAAAGAAAAAGAAATATAGACAATAGTCAGGCTAAATCTAAAGAGTTTCCTACTATTGTTGCAAAGGATACATATTCCAATATTCCAGCCAATTTAGGTTTAGGTTCTTCTAATCTTACTCAGACAGCAAGATATGTAATGACCAGGTTTACTTGGGATTATTGGACATTAAATGTTCTATATAGGAATAACTGGATTGCTAAAGCCATAATTGATAAGCCTGCAAATGAGATGATGAAGAATGGTTTTGAGATACAAAGCCAAATTGATCCTGAACAAGCTGAAAAGATTATGCAAATATGGAATAGAACAAAGACAAATGAAAAGTTCCTAAAGCTTATTAAATGGTCAAGATTGTTTGGTGGCTGTCTATTGATTCCTATGATAGCTGACCAACCCAATATGGAAGAACCTTTAGACTTTGATACCATTATGCCTGATTCTTATAAAGGATGTTTCCTTGTTGATAGATGGAGTGGTGTCAATCCTAGTGTAGAGGTAATTACTGATATAGATGATCCTGATTTTGGATTACCTGAATATTATGATATAAGTGCCAATCAATTAAGTAATACAATAAGAGTTCACCATTCTCGTGTTATTAAGATGATTGGTAGACCCCTTCCTTATTGGGAAGAGATAGCTGAGGATTGGTGGGGAGCATCTGAATTAGAACATGTATTTGAGGAACTAAAGAAACGTGATGATACAAGTGCAAATATCAGTTTCCTTATTTTCCTTTCAAATATAAGAATCTATAAAATGCGTTCACTAGGTCAAATGTTGACTATAGGTGACCAGGATGCAGCACAAGTTGTTTATAATACCATGCTTAATATGAACAGACTAATGTGTAATACTGGTACTATGGTCATGGATCAGGAAGATGGATTTGAACAGCATGAACTTACCAACTTAGGTGGCATAAACGATATCTATGAATCCTTTATGTTGGATATAAGTGGTGCTGCTGAGATTCCTGTTGATAAGTTATTTGGTCGTAGTCCTGCTGGATTCAATAATGGTGAAGAGACATTACAAAACTATTATGATTCAATTCAGGAAAAGCAAGAATCTGATATACGTCCCCAATTAGAAAAATTATTAAGAATAATTACAATGTCTGCCTTAGGTAGTATTCCAGATGATTTTGAAATCAGTTTTAATCCTGTTAGAAGGCCAGCTGATATGGAAAAGGCTGATCTTGCTTATAAGCTTTGGCAACCCATATCTGAGGCCCTTGCTCAAAATGTTATTACTAAGGATGTTGCTTTACGTGAACTTAAGCATCAAACACCTTTGACTGGACTATGGACCAATATAACAGATGAGATGATTGAGAAAGCACAAAAGGAAGTTGAAGAATCTGATGTTGAAGATGCTGAATTAGAAAATAAGTTAACTGACTATATAAATAAAATGGGTGGTAATAATGGCAAAAATATGGAAGGAAATAAACAAACAGATGAATGAGGATTTGTACTATATTGAACTATCCAATGGTAAAAAGAATATAGTATATCGTATGTATGCCAAATCTGCAAATGATGCAAGAAATAAGGCATTAAAAAATCTAAGTATGTCTGGATACGAAATAAAGTCCATTTCTACCATATAAAAAAATTTTAAATTACCTATTTACTTTTGTTGAAAGTTATGATATAATATATATAAATACTAAAGGAGGTAACTATTATGAAAACTAAAGATACTTTAGAAAATGCAATTAAAACTTGTGATGCTGATATTACTAAGAATGATGTGAAAAAGATCTATTCTATTTTATCAAGTGCTATTCAAAATTCGTCTAATCCGAGAAAGGTTTTACAGCTTGTTGAAAAAGCCCAAAGTGAAGCCATGTCTTTAATGATGAAGCTTTAAGTAAAGGATGATCTTATGAAAGTACTTAAAGTGCTTGATAAGGCAATCAAAATATTAGATTCAAATCGTAAAAAGAAAATATATAAAAGAAAAAAAAGAAAAGGGATAAACAAAATGTTGACAGGTATGGCTCTTATTTCTGGTATCCTTCTGGTATTTGCAATTGGTGGTTTGATTGTTGAAATTCCTTTTGTTAAAAGAAAGCTTGATGAATGGTATTATAAGATTCATTAAAGAGGTAAGTATATGGAAAAGAAAATTAGTCTTGCACAAAGGGTCCTTGATGTAGGAAAGATAATTAAGGAAAACAATTTTATTACTCCAAAAGGAAAATACACTATTCGTATTATCGAATATGAATTGAGTGTATATTTCCACAAGATGCTAAATGATCAGGTTGTTGAGTGTACACGGATTGGAAAACGAATATTTCGTGTGAATTTGGATTTTGATAAATGAAATACAATGCATGGAATAAATCCAATAAAATTCAGGCTGATTTTGAAAAGGCATTAAATAAAATAAGAAGGTACTTATTAAGGATTGCAAATACTTCTGATATAAATGAATTCATAAACAATATGAACAAATTCCAAAACTCTGATCTGTTTAAAAGGTTGGTTTACACATCAGTCAAAAACATGGTTACCCCTTTGGCAGTAATGAATATGAAAACATGGAGGAAGGCTGCAAAGAAGGCAACTAAAAATCCATTGACATATAGATTATTGTTGAAAGAGTTAGATCAAGGAATCGGTTCTGATATTGATCGGATGGTATTGGAAAATTCAAGGTTAATAAGTACACTACCTTCTGATGTTGCTGAAAAGGTAAATAAAAATATAAGTAAGTTGACATTTGAAGGTAAACGTTCAAGTCAAATAGCAAAGGAAATAATGAAGTACACAAACCAACATGCCAAAGCTTCTGCCAAGTTAATTGCTAGAACTGAAACTGGTAAAACTATGGAGGCATTAACTAGATCAAGGAGTGAAAATCTAGGAATAAATTGGTATGTTTGGAGAACAGCAGAAGATGGTGATAGGGTACGTCCATCACATAGGAATATGAATGGTGTATTGGTAAGGTTTGATGATCCCCCAAGTCCTGAAGCCTTAATCGGTGAATCTTCTGTTGGAAACTATAATGCTGGTGGTATTTGGAATTGTAGATGTTATTCTGAACCACTAATTGATATAGATGATGTTAAATGGCCACATAGAGTTTATACTAATGGACAAATCAAAATAATGTCAAGAAAGGAGTTTGAAGGTTTACTATGAGTTTTACTAAAACTATGGATAAGGCTATTAAGGCCTGTGATCAAAATAGCAAAAAAGGGTGAAATGGGTGGCATTAAGTATGAGATAATTCAAAATCCAGATGGAAGTTTTGATATAAAAATGAATGGTCAACGTCATAAGGAAAATGTTAAATTTGGTTCTTTTGAAAAAGCAGAAAGAGATGTACAAATGAATATAGGTGAAATTCTTAGCTATGAAAGGCAAACTGGTAAAAAGGCAATGATAAGAAAATTTTCTTGAATGAATTTATTTTATATGGAGGGTGATTAGGGGATGGCTACTTATAAATATGATCCTATTTCTTGTTTAATGACTAAGGTAAGTGTTAAGGATAAAAAGGTCAAAGCCAACGATGCTGCTATTGATCAGTTTAAAAAGACTAAAGACCTTGCAAATCAAATCATGAGAATGTATAGTGGTACATCCCTTGGAAGAAAAACTGATGGTACTGCCATAATTGCATGTTGCCAAAGGATCATTGATAATATGGATTATTATATTCAGAATGCTAGTAAAGGATGGTATGATTAAATGAAAACATTAGATAAAGCAATCAACGTATGTAATACTTTCGATAAGAATGAAAATCCAGATGATAGAGTCCATCAAATAGTTGGTCCTTATAGTGTTCAGTGGAATAAAAGAACTGGGTACTTTGAGATTAGAAAGAATGGAAAGATTGTTGGATATGCAAGTACATTTGAAAATGCAGAAAGGGAAGCTTGGAGAAGAAATTCTGCTGATGATTGAGGTGTTATAAATGCCCTATAAATCAGAAGCGCAGAGGAGATTCTTTAATTCACCTGCTGGTAAAAAGAAAATAGGAGAAGAAGAAGTAGAAGAATGGAATGAAAAGAGTAAAGGTAAAAAGAATTTACCTGAAAGTGTAAAGGATAAATTGCAATATGCAATAGATCAAATGGATCCAAACTTTACATACTCTTATAATTCTCTGTTGATAGAAATAAGAAAAAGATTAGAAGAAGAATATGATGCAATAAATAACTATATGAAAATGTTACCTCATACAAGTGAGGAATGGGTAAAGAAGATAATTGAAGATATTGCAAATGAAGAAAAAGCTCATGTAGGTGAGCTTGAATATATACTTTACAAATTAAGCCCAGAGGAAAAGAAAAATGTGGATAAAGGAAAGGAGGAAAATATGAATGGCTGATCCTAGTCCTGAATATCCATTTGGTAAACCCATTTCTGTTATTAAGCCTGGTATCCCAATTCATGCTTGAGATGATCATGGTGAAATTACAATAAATGATATTGAGGCATATTTAAATAGTAAATCAACTAATGTTACATTTAAAGGTGTTTTTGATTATCAAGATAATCTTGCAGGTATACCAATTGATAATATTAAGGTTAAAGGATATTTCATACAACATACAAGAAGTGGAATAATAAATGAAGATGCATACTCTGATATAAGAGCATATGATGGAGAGCAGTTGATCCTACAAAATAATTTCTTGTTGAATAATGATAATCCATATAATTGCATGGAAATGTTTATAAGAAATGGAATGTGGGTATGTAATGCAATTGATCCTATATCAGATATGACAATGAATGGGAATAGTACAAATACATTTTATCGTGAGATTGAAGAAGATCATCCCTATATTACATCGTTATTACTCGGAACACAGGCTGCAAAATCAGGTGAGTATAGGGTTTGGTTATATGAATGAAGGTGGTGGAATATATGGCAAATAATATTATTTGTGCAGATTGTGGATACAATCCTGATCTTAGAAAAAAGATTAAAGAGGTACCCGTAAATGATATTATTGATGAAAATGGTTTTGATCTAACTGGTATTACAAATATTCATTTGAATCTTGCTGCTGAAGATGCTGATATCGAAATTAAAGATTTTAACAATATGGAATCAGGTAAGGTTTATATGCTAATTGCATCAAATGGTGCATCTACTAAGAATCAGGTAACATTCCCGACAGCCTCAACTTTATATAATGGTGATATTGTTGCAGAAAATAATATGACTATTGTTTATAAGTTCTGGACTGATGGATATAGTATTTATTGTGATCGGGCAATCTATAAATAATTTTTGAATTATTTCATTAAATGAAACATTTACCTATTTACTTTTCTGTTAATATGTGATATAATATATACATACAAATAGGAGGTGATAAATTGAGTAGGGCTTATTATGGTTCTAAGATTTCAGATAATATAATCAAGTTAAATGATGGATGCATATTATGTAAGAATGTTCCCATTGCACGAATTGGTAATTATCAATACTTAGCTTGTGAAATGGGAATGGAAGGAAATGATGTAATAACAGTTAGAAGGGAACCGGAGGATGTATTTGACCCTAAGGTCCTTGCTTCATTTGAAGGTAAAGCCTTTACTGATGATCATCCTCCTGTTGAAGTTAGTATTGACAATTGGTCAATGTATTCCAAAGGTGAGATCAAGGATGTACGTAGGGGTACAGGAATTGATAGTGATAAATTGATTGCAGATATCCTGGTAAGAGATCCAATCACTGTAAGTAAAATACAGTCTGGTAAACGGGAAATATCTGCAGGTTATGAATGTGAATATGTTCAGGATGATTCAGGCCATTTTTACCAAAAGAGCATAATTGGTAATCATGTTGCTCTTGTTGATGAAGGAAGAGCCGGACATTCTGTTTGTATCAGAGATAAACAAGTAAAAGAAAATAAAAAGGTAAATCGATATAAGTATATTAAGACTTTACAAAATGCAATTAAGAAAATGGAGGTATAAAGGTGGCTAATAATAAGAAGGTCATGGATTCCATTAAGGGGTTCCTTGAGAGGATGAAGGCCTGTGATGAGGCCATTCCTGAGGATCTTGCTGAGGATGCCCTGGAGATGGTTGAAGGAGTGAAGGATGCTCTTTGTGAGGATGAGGATGTTGATGTCCTTGAGGTAACCAAGGATGCTGATCCTGATGGTGATGATAAGGACATTGATCGGAAGGTAGAGGATGCCATTTCTCGTGTGTTGAAAAAGTATGGCATGATCAAAGATAATTCCATGAGTTCCATTGATGAGGCCCTGGAGGAAGAGGTTAAGCAGACTGATGCTTGTCCTGATGGTGACAATATTGTTACTGATGAGGATAATGAGGAATCTGTTACTGTTGATCCGGAGAAGATCAAGTCCGAGGATTCTATCAGAGAGTATGTAAGAGCTATTAAGCCTTTGATTGCCAAGATGCCTAATGCTCGTGATCGTAAGAGGGCTTCTGATGCTGTTGCTGGTATGATTCGTATGAGTCGTGGGAATGTCTATGGTGATATTCTTAATGCATCCCGTAAGGCTGCTGATTCTGCAATCAATGATAAAAAGGCTAAGAGTTCTGTTGTTGATTCTGATCTTGATCTTGGTAAGAAGTGGGCACAGCAGTTTAATCCCCACTATAATAAGGAGGTAAAGTAATATGCCTGGATCCGTTATTGGAATTAAGTTGAATAATGGGTATGAGGGTACTATTTCTCGTACTGCTGATACTATTATTCAGAATCGTATTGCTAAGACCACCATGCCTTTTGGTGTGGCAGTAAAGCTGAATGATGATAATACATATTCCATTGTTGCAGCTGGAGATACTGCAGATAAGGTTGCAGGTATTACTGTTCGTGAGGTTGTTCAGGCCAATACTTTTGATCCTCAGTCCAATCCCGATTATGTTGCAAATGCCCCTTGTGATGTTCTTACTCGTGGTAACTGTGTAGTCAAGTGTCGTCGTGGTACCCCTAAGGCTGGTGGGGCAGTATATGTTCGGATCACTGACAATTCTAGTGCTTATGCAGGAACTATTGTTGGTGGTTTTGAGGCTGAGGCTGATAGTGATAAGACTATTCAGGTTACCAATATTGAGTGGACTACTGGTGTGATGGATGCAAATGGTATTGCTGAGGTCACTGTAAAGACCCGTGCTAAGGGTTAATTTGGAGGTGTAGATAAATGCCGAATATTGTTGTTGATTCTGCTCTTGGCAATTTTGGTACTAATAACAGTGTGAAGATGATGGCTGATGCATCTCTTGGTTCTGGTATTCGTGCCATGGATGCCGCCGGTATTACCACTGGTATGGCTTTCCTGGAGGGTGAGCTTGAGAAGAGGGACCCCAAGATCCGTGAGCCTCTGACCTCTGTTACTTGGCCCCGTGATATTGTTGCTCAGACTGGTGGTGGATGGGTTGATTTTACCTCTACTATGAATGTTGAGTATGGTACCACTGGTTCCAATGAGATGTCCCTTGTTGGTGGCTCTACTGATGTGATCAACGTCATGCAGGCCAACATCAATAAGGATGTATTCCGTGTATTCACTTGGGCTATGGGTATGAAGATTCCTTTTGTGGATGCCCAGAAATATGCTACTATTGGTCGTTCTATTGATGCCATTCTTGATAAGGGAATTCGCCTGAATCATAACAAAACCATTGATCAGTTGGTTTATAATGGATTTACTTCTGTTGGAATTTCTGGTATTGTTAATGATGCAAATGTTGTTCGTTCTAATGCTGAGAATGGTGCTTCTGGTTCTGCACTTTGGAAGGATAAGACTGTTGATGAAATTCTTTGGGATGTCAATAAGATGATTACTGAGGCCTGGGCTGCTTCTGAGTATGATGAGTCTGCTATGATTAACCATATTCTGCTTCCGCCCCAGAAGTATGCTTATATTGCATCTACTAGAATTGGTACCTCGGGTGATGAGTCTATCCTGTCTTATCTGTTGGATAATAACCTGGCCAAGAACCAAGGTAAGGATCTTAAGATTTATCCCTGTCGTTGGCTGGTCGGTGCTGGTACTGGTAATACTGATCGTATGATGGGATATGTGAATGATGAAGACAAGCTGTATTTTGATCTGCCTGTTCCTTTGACCAGAGCTATGACTCAGCCCGTTGCCCTTCAGTTTGCCTATGTTACTATTTATGCTGCCCAGATGGGGCAGGTTAAATTCAATTATTATCAGCCTGTTCGTTACGTTGATGGTATTTAAAATTAGAAAGGAAGTTAAATAAAAATGGTACGTATTTTTTCTAAAGCAGCTTTTCAGTTTGGCCCTGGTGCAAATAAGAATGGTGATATTTATCAGTTCATTACTACGCCTGGAACTTTTCAGGATATGCCTGATGAGTTTAAGAATGATAAAACCTTTCAGCTTGCACTTAAGTGTGGTATGGTAAGCATTATTGATAATAAGGCTGCCAAGACCATTGCTGAAAATACTCCTATCACTTCTGTTGATATTGATCCCATAAAGGAGTATTATGAAAAGCTTAAGATGATGGATACTGAAAGTGTTTATGCCGAAGCCGAAAAGCTTGGTGTAGATTCTAAGAAAAATGAAAAGTTGTCTGAGTTTAAGAAGCGTGTATTTGAGGCCTATAAGTTGGCTAATACCACTCCGGAGGAGTAATTGAAAGGAGGCACCTCTGATGGCTTATATAGACATTTGGAGTATGCTTGGTTTTAATAACAATGCAACAATGTTTATGGAGGCTTTCAGAGGTGTCTCCAATATAATACTTACGGAAAATCCTCAATTTACTGAGGATGATTTTAAAAAAGTATTTCCTATATTTCCTATTGGTGTTGATAATCCAGATGAAAATGGGAATTATGTTCCAGAAGAGGCATTTACTTTATTTATGTTGATGGCAAATAAGGCAATTAAATATGATAGATATAAAGGTTCTTGGAAGTATTTAATGTGTTTGTATATTGCACACATGATGACATTATACATGCAGACATTAACCAATCCTGAAGATGTTTCTGTTGCAAATGCATTAAAAGGAGCTTTACCTACAGGTATTGCAGCTTCTAAATCTGTAGATGGTTTAAGTATTTCTTATGATTTACTTGGAACTACAGGTATGGATGATTATGGAACTTGGTCTTTGACTAAATATGGGCAACAGTTAATTACAATGACTAGGATATATGGTCATGCAGGAATGTGGGTGAATGGATAATGGCAATAGTTGATATAGAAGTCACATATGATGGCTTTAAACAAATGATGAATGGTTTAGATTGGATTGAAAATTCTGGAGTCTATGTTGGTGTTCCTGAAGATGAATCAAGTAGAGAAGATGAAGAAATAACCAATGCAGAACTCTTATTTATACATACAAATGGTTCACCAATAAATAATGTACCTGCTCGTCCTGTTGTTGAACCTGCAATTAAAAATGATAGTGCTAGATTAAGTAAGATGCTTGGTCAAGCATTTGTATATGCATTATCTGGTGATTTCTCCAGAGCATCTGATCAATTGAAAAAGACAGGTATGAGAGGACAAAATGTTGTAAGAGCTTGGTTTACAAATCCTAAAAATAATTGGCCTCCAAATTCACCTGGTGTGGCCGCTGCTAAAAGGAAGAAGGGATCAACTGATCCTAGGCCGTTGATTGATACTGGTGAACTTAGACGTTCAATAACTTATGTAATATATGAGAGAGGTATAAGGAAATGATAAATGTATCTGAACTTATAACCGATCCTGATTTTGCACAACCTGGTGGTATTAAGATAATTAGAACTTCTTATAAAATAGTTGACCATGAACTTGTTGAAAGTGCAAATGAGTTAAAAGTACAAGGAATTATAACTGTTGAAGATGTAAGTACAAATCAAGATGTATATGGTAATGTATTAGTTGAAAAGATAAAGGTATTTACACATAATCCATTATATTTAACTGGTAAACCTGGTGTAGATAATATGGATGAATTCCTTTCAGATATAGTTGTTTTTAGAGGACAAAATTATTCTGTTGAAGAAGTATTACATGATGAGCAATATGGTTTTAGCAAAGCAACCTGTACTAAGCTTAGACAGGATGTGATGTAATGGAAAGTGTATTTCAAACAATAAAAGAGATAAAGTTATTCTTTGCTAATTTAATTGTAAAGATGACTGGATTAAATGATGATCAAGTGTTGATTCAATTTCCTGAAAGGGGAATGGGAACACAAGATATAAAAACAAATATGATTTATGTTGATGTAGATGATGAAACTGATATAAGAACTATATATAAGAATAGAGATAAGATATTTAAATCTGAAGATAATACATATAGAATTCAGCAACAATCAACAAGAACGCTTAAGCTTAGACTTATTTTTTATGGTGCTAATGCATTTGAGCTATCCAGAATTGTATGTGAGAAAATGTATTTTGATTCCTATAAAATTGATTTAGATAATAACTATCTTTATCTTGTTCCTGAAAGAACAGAAGGCCCAACTAATATTCATGAATTAAAAAATGGTAGATATTATGATAGGTCAGATTTACAGATGATATTTTATAATCCTGTTGTTATAGAGGATAAAGTCGGAATATTTGAAAATGCAAATATAGAGCTTAGTATAGATCCATAATGGAGGTGTTAAATAATGTCCGTTTCTGTGAATAAAATTGTTGATGTAACTGTAGAGCTTACAAATCCAATTTCAATTGTTTCTGATTTTTCAACTGGTCTTATTATTGGAAATACTGCTGATCGTATTCCTGCTGCTACTCGTATTAAGGAATATGCAAGAGCATCTTGGCAACAGGAAATGACAACTGATAAATTTACTACTACTGATCCTGAGTATCTTGCTGTTCAGGCTTATTTTGCACAGTCTCCTACACCTGCAAAGGTTTGTGTAGCATCTAAGGTAGCTGATGATTCCTCTGATGTTGTTGTAATAAATGATTGTAGATCTAAAAATAATGATTGGTTTGGTGTATGTTTTTGTTATGATATTGATGATAGTATAAGTGATATTGGGGCTGCAGTTGAAGCTTTTGACCAGAAGGCAGTTTTCTTCTATCAGACAAAAGATGCAAATTGTTTAACTTTAGATCAAGATAATATTTTGAAGACTATGATGAAAGCAAATTATGATTTCTCTGTTGGATTTTATTCAACTCAGGATAATTTTATTGCTGGTGTTCTTGGTAGATTTTCTGGATTGAATAGAGATACTGCTGGTACTGCTTATACTTTTGCTTATAAGGACATTGCTGGTTTTAAAGCAGAAGATCTATCTGATAGTCAGCTTACTGCACTTAAGTCTTATAATGGAAATGCTTATATGGTATTTAGTAAAAGATATGCACTTGTTTATCCTGCTATTTCTGCTTCTGGGTTGCATGTTGATGAACTTTATTTTATCGAACTTGCTAAATTCTTGATCCAGGAGAATACTGTTGCTGGTATTATTTCAAGGCTTAAGGTACCCCAGACTGAATCAGGTTTAAACGATATTATTAGTTATATTACAACTGCTTGTGAAAGACTCAATTCAATTGGTTGGATTGGTGATGGTATTTGGCTTGGTGAGACTGTACTTGATCTAACTGCTGGTATGGCTGTACCTAGTGGTTATATGATTCAGTCTGAATCTTTAAGTTCACAATCAGCAACTGATAGACAAAATCGTGTAACTCCCCCTATTTATGTTTCTCTTAAAGGAACTGGTGCATTTGAACATGTAACTATTAGAGTTTATATTGATCGGTAAAGGAGGTAAAATAAAATGGGTAGAATTTATTCTTATTCTTTTGCTGATACTGAGGTAACTATTAACCATCCTAGTTATGGTTCTTATTCAGCATATGGAACTGGTATTGGTACTTTATCTGTTTCTTATACAAATGATATAACAACCCATGAAGTATCAGCTGATGCTGCTGTTGTTGTTAGTAAATCAGTAAAGAAGAATGGTACTGTTACTTTTGATATTCTTCAGGCAAGTGATTTTAATACATGGCTTAAGGGGTTTGTAAACTTCCTGGAGTCTGCAACTACTTCTGAGTTTGCAAGTGCAACTATTGTAATTCGTAATAGATCTTCTAATGATAATTATACTTGTACAGGTGTTTCACATCAGAAGAGACCTGATAATAGTCTTCAAAGTACTGCACAAAATCGTCAGTGGATAATGATGGCAGCAAACATTGATGAAACTTAAAGGAGTATAAAAAATGGAAAAACGTAAAGTGGAAGATATTTATGAAATTGGTGGTAGAAAGTTTGTATTAAAGAAGTTTGACCCTATGCTAGGGAATTATATTCTGTTGCAACTTTTTACGATGACTCTTCCATTTGGTTTAAGTGACAAAATAAATCAGGTATTAGATGCTAGTGGACAAATTGGTAATAATTCAAGAATGATTAGCAAAGAAGAATTTATGAGTTTGCAAAAAGATATTCTTTCCTATGTATATGAAAGGCTTGAAGGTAGAGATGCACCTTTGATCAACAATAATGGTTCTTATGGTGTATCTGATATTACAATGGGAATTTTGTTCCAGCTTTTAATTGCTGAAATTGCTTTTAATTTTACTGATTTTTTCGGAGATCTGGGGTTGAAAGATATATTCACCAGCCCCTTGGATACGAACCAGTAAATTATCCTACAATCAATCCTTTGTTGTATATGCCTGTTATTGAAGGAATGTGGAAACAACATGAACTTTGGGATGGGACATATACTTTTAGTGATTGGTTGGATGCAATTGAAATAGTTCAAGTTAAATCTGAAAATAATGCAAGATTAAATGATGCAATTGCAATGAATAGAGGTGATTAAAATGGCACTTGGTATATTAAAAGAATACCTTATAAAGATTAAACATGAGGTTGATAATGCATCCAAGCAAAAAGCTTTTGCTGAAATTGATACAACAAAAGGTAAGCTTGGAAATATGTTTAAGTTTATTCAAGGTGGTTTAATTAAATCAAGTGCAATGATCACCTCTGCTTTAATTGCAACAAATACATTATTGCTTCAAACTGTTAAAAGTGTAAGTGATGCTGATATTGAAGCTGAAAGGTTCGCAAGAAGAATGTGGACAACTAAGCAAAATGCACAGGCTACACTTACTGCTTTAGATGCTGTTGGAAGTTCATTTGAAGATATTTATTATATGACTTCAGAAGAATTTTCCAGATTTATGCAATTAAGAAATTATAGTATGTCTCTTGAACCACCAAGTGAACTTAAAGAAACATTAGCTTTGTTTAGGGATATAAACCAAGAGGTTGATAAACTACAAATCTTATTTGATTATGGTAAGAAATGGGTTGTTAATGCTTTTGGTAGATATGCCAAACAGGATATGCTTGAATTAAGAGATGGTTTAAGGACATTAACTGATTATATAAAACAAAATTTACCTGAAATAACTGATGCAATAGGCAAATTCTTTTATATAATGTTTAGATTAGGAAAAACAGCTATACAGTTAATAATAAATTTGATGGAAACTTTATTTAATCTACTTGATAGATTGCCAACAAAAGCTAAATATGCAGGTTTGGGGATAACTGCTTTCCTTGGTTTGCTAAAATTGGGTCCAATTGGACTTATGATTGCTGCATTAACCACTCTTCTTCTGTTGTTAGATGATTATAATGTATGGAAGAAAGGTGGTAAATCACTTTTAGGTGATACTTGGGAAAAGCTTGATAGTGCATTAGCTGATGAAAATAGTGGTTTATCAAGGATTGGAAAATCATTTGATAATTTAACTGATAAAGCTGGTGGATTGCTTGAAGCTATTTTTGATTTAACAGCTGCAACAATTGATTGGGCTGAAGAAGTCGGTTTAATTGAAGGTTTATTTGATGGTGCTGCCTGGTTAATTGATAGAATAGCTGATGGTTTTGAATTATTCACATTATTGCTTAAAGGACTTTATTCTTTGTTGACTGGTGATTTTGAGTCAATTCAAAATTTCTGGAGGAATTGGAAAGCAGAAAAGAATAAGGAATTGGAAGACTGGGATCCATTTGGGAATAAATCTAAGGAACCTTTTGAAAATACAAGAGGTGGTGGGTTTGGCCCAATTGGGGGATTGAAAGGTAATAGAGAAAGTGCTTCTACCACTGTTGCAAGAGTAACTTCCGGTAGTGCTCCTGTTACTAATAATCAATCTCAGATTATAAATCAAACAAATAATATCCAGGTTCAACAAGCATCAAATGCAACTGCTTATGAAACTGGTAGAACTGTTGCCCAAACAATTCTTAATAATAGAACAATTCAGAATTTGTTTAGATGAGGTGAGGCATCATGGCTGGATATGTATCTAAAAACCTAGAACAATTTAGAAGTATAGGCTATGATGCCTTACTTTATTGTAAAACAAATATTGCTGGTTATTTCTTTGATGGTTATTTGGATGTGTCAATAAATTCTGAATTAGAAATAACTTCCCATCCTGTTGAGACTGGAGCATCAATTGCTGATCATGCATATTTAAAGCCCCAAGAAATTACAATGACAGTTTTGATGAGTGATGTCCATGAAAGTTTGGTACCTGGCCAGTTTACAGGTGGCTGGAGTAGATCTGTAACTGCATATAATGTTTTGAAAAAGATCCAATCTGATCGTATAACAGTTTCTGTATTAACTAGACTTGGATTATTCAAAAATATGATTCTTAAGTCTGTTATTGCTGATGATACTGATATTGAATTATTTGGATTAAGAGCAAGAGTCACATTAGTTGAATTACCTGTTGCACGTGTTAGAACGGTTGAGATTAGTGAAGCTGACCAAACAACCATACAAACTGAAATGGGTAATATTGCTTCAACTTATCCAAATGATACTGAATTGGAAAGTATATTGAGTATGATTGCTGGTTGGATATCTGGAGGTGGCTAAATGTATAAGATTCCTTTAACAAATTATCCAAATCAAACCTTCAGTACAGCAATTCCAATAAATGGTGTAAATAGGTATTTTGTATTTAATCTTTGGTATAATTATCAAGCAGGCTATTGGTCAATGACAATAACTGATCAACAAACTGAGCAAGTACTTGTTTCTAATATCCCATTATTAAGTTCAACTTATAATTTCTCCAATCTGTTGAGACAAATGGGGCATAAGAACATTGGTGAATGTTATATAGCCCCATTAGGAAATAAAAGATTAAGTATGCCTGATAATACAAATATTGGTACTGATTTTGTTTTTTGCTGGGGTGATAATAATGAGTAAATGTTACCCCTATTTAGGAAAGTTTACAGTAACATCAAAATATGGTTTAAGAAAAGCAGTTAGTACAACTGAAGGAACTAGTTCAACTGGGCATAGAGGTTTGGATATGGCTGCAACAACAGGCCAAAGTAAGGATATTGTAAGTTGTACTGAAGGAACTGTTGTAAAAGTTGGAGAAACAAGATTAAGGGGTAAATATATAATAGTTCAAGGAAATGATGGTTTTAGTTGTTTATATCAGCATCTTGCAAGAACATATGTCAGTGAAGGACAAAGTGTAAGTGCAAAACAAAGAATAGGTTTACAAGGTGCAACCGGTAACGTATCTGGAGCACATTTACATTTAGAGGTTGGAAAAGGAACAACTGAAGGACAAGTTTATAATAGTACTATAAATCCTGCTGACTATTTGGGAATGCAAAATACTTCTACCATTGTTGGAAAAACATTTGATGGTAGTGGATATATAACTGGTGAACCAGATGATATAACTTCTTCTAATAATTCAAATCAGATCGTATCATCTGAGTCAACAACAACAGTTACAGGGCAGGGATATACAGACATACTGCTTCCTTCTGGTGAGTATTATCAGATCAGAGAAGATTCATTTGCTGAGTCTGATTGGTTATATGGAAGGCGATATCGTATCTTTGTTGAAATTGAAGGTAATAAAGCATTCGAGGTATCTGATCTTAGATGTGTATTTGAAATAACTAAAACAAGTTACATGGAAGCAAATACTTCTATTGTACAAATATACAACTTAAATCCTGATGATGAAAATAAGTTGATCAAACAAGGACAAAGAATCATAATTGAGGCTGGATATGTAGGAAGTCAATACGGTAAAATATTTGGTGGGAATATAATTCAACCTATTCGTTCAAAAGAAAATGGTACTGATTATGTTCTTACTCTTGTTTCAATGGATAATGATAGATATGTTGCTTATGGTCTTATAAATGTAGCATTGGTTGCAGGTCAATCGGCAAGAGATGCAGTTGATGCACTTGCTACTAAAGCTATGGTATCATCTGAAATAGGTTCTGTATCACAGTTGAATACGGTATATCCTAGGGGCAAAGTTTTATTTGGTATGTCGAATGAGTATCTTGCCCAAATTGCCCAAACTGAGAACGGAACTTATTATTCTGAAGATGGTAAGATAAATATAATCAAAACTGTTCAATCACCTTCTAATGTAATTAAATCATATGGTCCAAGAAATGGTCTAATTGGAAATCCTACACAGACAGAAATGGGAATAAAATGTAAAGTTCTACTTGATCCTTCTGTTAAAACGAATGGATTTTTCCATATAGATAATGAAAAGGTAACTGGTTTACAATATACACAAGGTCAACCAATTAGACAATTAGATAATGAAGGTATATATCGCATAGTTCGTTTTACCCATAAAGGTGATACAAGGGGTAATGATTGGTATACTGAAATTGAAGCTGTATCCCAGGCTGGGCTTTTACCGTCTATGATAGCAGGGGATGCATTTTATGCTTGGTAAAAAAAATTTTAAAAATTTTCATTTTACCTATTTACAAATGGAAACTTTTGTGACATAATATAATCATACCAAATAAATGGTATATTGTACATTGAAAATTAAAAAAAGAAAGAGGTAAAAGAAAATGGAAAACAATTACAAGAAGTATGCAGCTATTCATTATGGTTCCAATGGTTGGGATTTTTGTAGGTCTGATTATTTTGTATTTCCTGATGGAGGTCATAAAGTTCTTTTTGATAAGCTATCCGATGTATTGATTGTGGCTGAAAATTGGGAAAATGAAAATGGAGATGAAGTTTGGGTTTGTGGGGTTATTGATAAATATCCCTATTATGAAAAGGTGGTAAAGATCTAAAAAAAGTAAATAAGGAAAGGGGCGAAAGTCCCTTCCTTTTTAGAAAGGATAATCATAAATGAAGAATAAATGGTTTAATGAAGTTTTCCTCCGTTCTTTATTCGAAAGATTTGGCATTGGCCAACGATATTGGTTAACAAAAAAGCAAACTTCCATTTGTATTGATAATATGGAATTATCCATTGTTGATATTGGTGGATATAAACATAATAACTACAATTATGATTGGAATGGAAGGCATGTATCACTTAGTTATTCTAAATTAAATGGTTGTGGGACAATTGTATTTCATCCAACTGAAGATGAAATTAAAGAAATTAGATTAAAAAATGAACAAGCAAGATTGGTAAGAATTAAGTCTAATCCCAGATGGTTGGAACATGAGATTAAACGTTTAAAAGAAAAGATTGAAAATGCAAAAGAATGGTTAAGTTATGATGACAATGATGAAGATGATATTTTATACTATAATCGTTTAATAAATGAATGTAATATTAAGATAAAAATATTAGAAGGAAGGTGATATAATTGCTTCCTATTAAAGAAGTATTTGCAGGTAAAGATCAGGAATATGAAAAGTATAAATCAAAGATTGGATTTGGAATTCATGTTTGCCTTCCTTGTATTGTTCAATCATATAATGTAGAACAAAATACAGTTGATGTTCAACCAGCAATTCGTGAAAGAATTGTACTTGAAACAGGTGAAATAAGATATATTGATTATCCTTTGTTGATAAATGTTCCTGTTGTTGATTATTCATCTGGGAATTATTTGATTCATTTACCAATAACCCAAGGTGATGAATGTTTAGTAATATTTTCTGATTTAGCAATTGATAATTGGTGGGTAAGTGGTGGAATACAAAATCCACTTGAACAAAGGAGGCATGATCTTTCTGATGGTTTTGCTTTATTCGGAGTAAAGAATCAGAAAGAAAACATAATACCAAAATGGGGATTCAAAAAGAATCAATTATCAATTGTTGATAGAGCAAATGGATGTGGTTTAACAGTCAGTAATAAATCAACTGGATCATATGAAGGTGAAACCGAAGGTGGAAGAATATATGCAATGGTTGGCCATTTGTATGATGCACATGTTGAAATTGAAAGGTCATATGTAACTTTCTATGATATAATAAATAATCTAGGTGGTGGAATTGTAGATCAAGAAGGTGATTAAATGTTATGTAGGAAATTGGATTTGAATGGTGATTATGTATTTGGAAATAATCAATTTGATTATGTAAAAGATTTGGATGCAGTAGTTATAGCTATAAGAACTAAGATTCTTTTATTTTATCAAGAGTGGTGGGAAGATTTATCAGTTGGAATTCCAATGTTTGAATCAATTGTTGGGCAATTAAATTCTGATAAATTTAAGATGACCGCTACTTTATTGTTATCAGATAGAATTCAACAAGTTCCAGGTGTAATTTCCATAAGTGATGTTGATATAAAAATGGATGGAAGAAATGTTTCTTTTGTTGTTTATGTACAAACTCAATGGGGTTCCACATCCGTGGAGGTGAATACTTAAGTGGCTTATTTTTCTCCTTATATTGATGAAACTGGTATTCATATTCCTAATTACATTGATCTTAGAGATCAGTTAATTGAGGAAATGAAACAAATATTTGGTCAAGATATTTATATTGAAAATGATTCAGCTGATTATCAGATGATTAGTATTTTAGCAAAAAAGATATTTGATAGTTATAGCATGGGTATGCTTGCATATAATAATAGAACACCAAATACAGCCATAGGAACTGGCCTTGATAATAATGTTGCTTTTGCTGATATACAAAGAAAAAGTTCAACTTATTCTAGTGTTCAATTGATGATTACAGGTGCAAATGGTACTAGTTTAAAAGGATGTTATGCACTTGATGAAAATGATAATAGATGGAATATTCCTGATACTGTTATACCAGAAACAGGTATGATAACGGTAGATGCAATTTGTAGTGTAAGTGGAAATATAAGTGCCTTACCAAATACAGTAAATAAAATTGGTACCCCTTTATTTGGCTGGTATAGCGTTAATAATAATAATGCTGCAACACCTGGCACTGATGTCGAAACAGATGCTGAATTAAGGGGTAGGTTTAGTTTAGCAATTAGATCTCCTTCTTTAACTGTTTTTGAATCACTTTCAGCTGCCATTAGTGCATTAGAGGGTGTATCAAGAATTAGTGGATTTGAGAATGATACAAGTGCAGAAAGTACTGGAACAGAACCGCCTAATATTCCTGCTGGTTTACCACCCCATTCAGTAACATTTATTGTTGAAGGTGGTGAAGATGATCAGGTAGCAAAGGCAATTTATTCAAAGAAAACACCTGGATGTTATACGAATGGTACAACTGCCGTACAGATTGTATCAGAAATGGGGAATATAATAACAATAAGATTTTATCGTCCAACTTATGTTGAAGTATTTGCACAAATAAAAGTGACAAAACTTCCATATTGGAATGATAGATATTCAGATGAAATAAAAAATGCAATTTATGATTATATAAAAGGGTTGGAAATATCAGACAATGTTTATAATTCTATGATTTGGTTTGTTGCTAATTCTGTTATGTCTGATTTTGCTAATCCTGCTTTTGTTATAAAAGAAGTTTTACTTGGAAAAGAAGAAGGTAGTTTGACAAATTCTGATGTAGTGGTTAATTTTAATGAGGCTGCAGAAACAAGTGTTTCTAATATAACGGTGGTGTTTGAATAATGCCTGATAATAATAATCATTATTTGGGATTAGTAACACATGAGTATGCTGATAAACCAAAATTTAATGCAATGCTTTCTGCATTGTTAGATAAAGTTGTTCCTATAAATGATTGTTATTTAAGTTATGATATAATATTTAATATTAACAATGCTGTTGGTGATCAGTTAGATAAGATCGGAGAAATTATTGGTTTAGGAAGAAATTTACCTCTTGAAAATGAACAAATTCCTTCAACATTGGATGATGATCTATATAGAAGAGTTCTTAAATCAAGAATATATTTTAATCATTGGGATGGTACAATAGATGGTTTAAAGTATATCCTTGAACAGCTTTTTCCAGGTTTAGCATATGATATAGTTGATGCTCAGGATATGAGCTATAGTGTTTATATTATAAATCCTGAAATTACTGATGTTGAAACGCAATTGATTCTTGAGGGTTATATAATCCCAAAACCTTCTGGTGTAAGAGTAACATATGAAGTTCTTGATAGTCCATTGTTTGGTTGGGATTCTGATGCTGGATTTGTTAGAGGTTGGGATCAAGGAAATTGGTCTTCTAATTAAAAGGAGGATTATATGACTGTACAAAATTGTTTAAATAATATTCCTGAAACTAATCTTGGCTATATTAGAATGATATTATATATTGAAGGTGGAGATGCAAAAGAAAGAACATTGGATACGTATACAAGTAGGGAATTGATTGATAGTCTTAATAAACAAGCTTCTGCTTATTATCAAATTGGTGAATATTGGTATATTATTTATAAATCATAAAGGTGGTGTAATAAATGGCAAATTCTAATATTAAATTATTTGATGAAAATAAAGCTAATATGCTGGGTGATGAAGCCTATAATACTAATACCCAAAGATTAGGTGGTGTACAGGCAGGTGTTGCTAGTTCACAGTTACAAAATAAATTTCAATATCAGATGTCATTGGTAGCTTATGCTATAGCACAAATGATGATTGCAAATAATTTAAATGCAATGGATTCTGATGCTGTAACTACTTTTGTTTCAAATTTGTCTAATACAGTTCTTCAAAAGGTGATTGATAAAGCAAGTACTGCTGATGCAATATCTGGTACAGATGATACAAAATGGATGACACCTGCATTAGTTAAAGCATATGTAACTAGTTGGGCATCTGGTAGTTCAACAAGTTGGAAAAATATGGTTATAAATGGCACACTTAGGGTAACAGGTGCTACTACTTTACAATCATCTTTAACAGTTTCAGGTAAGACAACAATAAATGGTGCTGCTGAATTTGGAAGTACTGTTCTGTTAGATAGGGATCCTACAGTAAATTTACAAGCTGCTACTAAAGCTTATGTAGATAAAGGGGTAAGTGGAGTTACCTCTAAAGTAAATGGTTTATATAAAATGTTGAAGTCAAAAACTTATAATTCAAGTTTACCTACAAGAAACTCATATTCTACACTAATTTCATTTGAATCAGGCATAAATCTTACTGATGCAATTGCATTTTTATTACATATTAAAGGAACATTTAAACTTCAAGCAATATCATCAAATGATTATTATTATTTTAATTTGGGTAATGATCTTAGATTAGTTTGTATTGACTGTTCAACACGTAATTTACCAAAGGATTATAATATTGATACATACGTATATTTACCTTTTTATGATGATAATTATACAACTGATAATCTGTCTCTTATACACATCTGACGCTGCCGACGACTAGTCGAG